AGCTAAACGAGTAGAATCGGCACTTCTATCAACCCCAAAGAAGGAATCTCCAGCAGTAGGAGCAGTAGAAGGAACCCAAGCCTTAAGACCTTTAACCTTAAGATCATAATCCCCTTCAGGAACGATAAAATCTAAAGCGGTAATACTAGTAATAGTGTTAAGGTTAGCACTAACGACCATAGAACCAGCATCTCTATTTACAGAGTCAATAGTTAACGGTCCACCAGCTCTAACAGATCCACCAGTAGCAGCAGTATAAAAGTCAATTTGCATACCAACTTCAAAATTAGTAATGTCTTGAGCAGTATTAAGAGTTAGAGTAGTACCTGCAACAGTAGTATCAATCTGACCAATAGAACCACCACCATCTCCAAAGAGAGATACGGCAAGAGATCGAGTAGCAGATTCAATAGCACCATCAATTTCGAAAGTAGCAGCTTCCATGAATGCATTCGCATTACCTTTTGAAGCTTCTATTGTCTCGTTTGCAATTGATGCAAGAGAATAGTCAGCAACCCTAGTAAGCAAGAATGCTTTTAACTGAGAGTTAGTCTTATTCGCCTGAGCATCGGAAAAGGTAGCAGAACGACCTTGAGGAATCCCATATTTAATAGGAAGCTTCAGGTTTTCACCACCGAATTGTTCATATTTAGAAACCATGGCAAGGAATGGATTATCCTTGTAGACCATGTTTTCAATCCTTTCATTTGTATAATGCTGCTTTAGAGCTGCAGCAAAAGTTGTCATATTTAAAGCCATTTTAAAACTCCTTAAGTTAAAGCTTAGTTATTAATTATTCCCATTGTAACATTCTCGCAGCACGAGCCTTACTCTCATCATTTGATAACATACGATTAGCACCTTCATAATTCACCTGTGCCGAGTGATCGTTGGATAATGTAACTTGTTCCATTGCTTCTAGCTCTAATGGGTCAATTCCTAACCTATTACTTATTTTTTTTAACTTCATAAGTTTACTAGCTTCTTCCTCTAAATAACTTTCTACCGCATCAGCGGCTTCTTCTATATCTAGTACTCTTCCAGTTTCGTTGTAGTGTTCTTCTATTACATCGTAAACTAAACCACTTGCTTCACTAGCAGCTATTAATTCAAACTTCTCTGGATTTTGATGTACTACATTTCCTATCTCATCTTGAAAATTTTGTTGGATAGAATCATAATAGGTATCTTGTTCTAATTGCTCTTTCTGATTCAACCTATCTTCTAGTTCCTCAAACTTTCGTTTGTAGTCGTTTTCCAACTCCTGCCTCATAGCAGCTAACTGCATATCAGGAGTTAACTTTCCATCATTTAGGGCTAACTCTGTTAACTTATCGTATCCTAAACCAGCCTCTTCCAGTGCTTTAAGAGGATCATTTCGTAGCATATGTTCCCAATCGACCTCTGGCTCTTGATCTCTAGATTCATACTCTGCTAATCTTCGCTCCATTTCTTCAAATTTTGACTCATAATCAGACTCTCTTTCTCTTAGAGCCTTTTCTTTTCTACTTAAAGCGGCAAACTTTGAAGCAAATTGGTCTTGATTTGAACTCTCTTCTGATGGCTCCTCATAATTATCAGAGACATACTCATTGTGATCATACAGATTTCCGGTATTTTCGGCTTCTTCTGTTTGATTTACTACAACGTCATTTAAGTGTTCATGTGATTCTGCTTGTCCGTCCATCAATTTCTCCTTGCTTGGTGGGCATAGCCCGATCTAGTGATCTATTAATTGTTTTCTTATTATAATTGTTTTTCTATTATTTCTTGTTCATTTATTTGTTCTTCTACTGGGGGCATTTCTTCAGGCATTGGAGGTAAAGGCTCTGCTCCTTCCAATTCTTCTGTTACTGCTCCTACAGGTACGTCTGCACCTCCCATAGCAGCTAGTTTTTGAGCTAACTCGTCTGGAGTAGGTTGTGGCATCTTGGCTTTATTTAATAAGGTCTGACAATCCTCCATATACTGTCTCAATAACTCAAGACGATCCTCTGGAGCATTTCTAACTCGATACATTAAATATGCTTGCTGAACTTTCCTAACTGCATTTTCTAAGTTTTGGTAAGGTTCAGGTGGAAAATATTTACCTTCATCCATCATTGTTTCTATCATTTTTTCCAAATTTCTATTATCCGAAGTTAAAAGGTCCATAGTTCCTTCTAAATCAGGAAAATCTAAAAGACCAATAGCTGCCTCTTTTCCTATAAATCCTGCTTGAAGCATATCTTGCACATCTGCTAATCTAGCGGCTGGAGAAGTAGATAAGGCTGATGTAGGGAATATTTGCATCATATATTTGTCAGCATCCATGTTTACATCTTTCCATTTAATAGTATCAACAAATTTTCCATCTCTAGACTTTACACTAAGATCGGGATTTTTTTCATATAAGTCTTTAGCTAAATCTATAATAATTTCTGCTGAATCTAAAAATGTTTTTTCATATCTCTTAGCTACAGACATAAATCTTTCAGTTTCTAAGTCATTAAAAGTTCTTAGGGCTTTTCCTGAATCCAGTCCAGCAGGTTTTACAGACTGAGCAGATAATTGAGAAATTCCTGCAATCTCATATGCTCTAGCAAATAGCTTATCTACATGGGAAAATAATTCTGGAGGAATACCTCCTAGAGGGGCATAAGATGGAGGCGTACCAGCGTACTTGATAACTCCACCGATACGGTTATTTAAGTGAGATGATACAATTTTAGAACTTGCTTCTACTAGAAGTTTTGGAACAGATACTAAGTGCATTGAAACCTGTATTGTTCTAAGAGTTTTATTAATTTCAAGCTGTAAACCTTGTATTTGCTCTGCTAAACCTTGACCAAAAAAACCAACAGGTCTTACATTCCATCTAAAAAATACAAATGGAAAGTATTCTTTATAGTAGTTTTCTTCAAATAGTGTAGTATTAGATACGCATATGCTATGCTTTCCATCTTTAGCCTTAGGACCAGAAGGTAAATGCCAAGATTCTATAACTTTTACCATATCTTTTAAACTTCCAACATAACTACCTTGTTCTCCATTAGTTCCTAAATTACTAGCTACTTCGATTTCTCGTTCAAACTTAGGAAACATTTGTTGTAAAACATCTTTATGGATATATTTTTCCTGGTGCATTTGTCTAGGTTCGGCATAGTAACATTCTATATCATCTACTTTAATTTCCTCAATAAGGACTCTTTCAGCATAAAGTTGTCCATTTTTAATAAAAAACTTAATAGCCCCAGTTCCAAAAATACAGGCATCAGTAAAGGCTAGAACAGCCTTAGAGTAAAAGTCCATATTCTCAAACTGACCTTCTACAAATTTAGTAAGTTTTTTTGCCTTAGATTGAAGGCTAAAATCACCACCTGAAGTTAAGAAAGTTGCTTTAGGTTTATTTTTAGTTATTTTAGATACTACTGTATCTATCATTGATTGGATTATATTGAGTGTTACTCTGTTAACGGTATTATAGCTTGTCTCTATTCTAGAATAGTTTGCAACATCTAAACCACTAAGATCATAATTACCATATAGTCTAGCATATTTTAAATTATCTGCAGTTCTATATGATTGCCTACTCTGAAGAGTAGATACAAATGCAAACAATTCCTGGTATAGATCATTACGTTTAGCTAGCCACCACCTATTTCCATTTATTTCATCAAACATAAAATATCCTATCTATTTGAAGACCAAAAGAGCATCTCTTCATCTTCTTGATCTTGTTGTTCTTTTTCAAACTTAGATTCATCTAATGTAGACTGTAAATCATCGGTGTAACTTTTAGTAGATTCTATAAAACTTAGTTCAGATAATTCAAACTGAATACCTTCAGATTTAAAAGACTTCACCTTATGTTCTCTACACCATTCTATAAATAATTTAATATCTTCTATATTTTTTAACACGTCTACCTCTTATTGTTCTTCTATTATATTATCTAAAGCTTCCATATCTTCCTCATACATTTTCTCTAATTCAAAAGCATATGGATCTTTCTTTCTTTCTTCACATTCTGTAGCTTCTTTCATTTCTAACTCCTTCATATAGGCATTTGTCCCATCTTTAGGCTTAATTTCTGGCTTTTCAGATAAGTAATGCCTACATTCTCTCCAGGCATATAGCACAGCATCACAAATATCGGAATGATAAGTATCTGATATCTTGGGTCTTTCAGGATTTCTAATCCTGGAGTCTTTATCCCACTGGACTAACATACAATCCTCTTCAAATAACGACTTATTAAATGCCTTAAACTTTTCTGTTCTAAGATCATCATTCAATAACTCGATAAATTCAACTTTTCTAGCCTTATCTGCAGCATCAATATTAAGCCCATGACGCATACGCAGTTCTTCTTGGATCTTTTTACCTAAGGCTCCTGCATCCATGACCATGCGAATTGGATTATATTCGTCTTTATATTCTCTAATTACGGCTACTAATTGACTGATGTTTTGTTTGTTTTTGACATGTTCGTCAACTAAATAAACTTTCTTGTGATGCGTATTGTATCCTATAACAGCAATAGCGTCTGAGTCATTATATCCGATATCGATTCCAATAATGTAGTTCCATTCTCCTGCAGTAGGTAGAGCAGTATAAGTATTTTTAGCCCTACTAAATTTAAAAACCAAAGCATCCTTATCTTCGACCCATCTTCCAAAAGTCTCTCTAATATAGGAAGGGTCCGATTCATCAATACCCCTAATAATCCGTTCTTCACGCAGAATCTCCTCCAAATCCAAATCAGGAGGGGAATGCATATAAGGGTTATCAAAAGCTGTCCAGTGATGGGACTTCCAGTTTTTAGATTGAGAATATTCGTAGAATACTCCAGCTTTAACTGGTCCAGGAGTACCAGTGAGATATAAGCCACCACGCAAATCCCTTAAGGCTGGGATTATGATATCATTTATGAGTTCCTTTAAGTATGACCTAAAGGATTGGCACTCATCTATGTAACATTTTCTAAGTTTCCAGCCTCTAAATTTTTCTATCTCTGTTCTATCTTTCGCTCCTGCTATGTAAATTTTTGATTTATTTGGAAACATGATAATTAGTCTTGTATTATCTGTCTTACACTCCAATTCATATTCTTCTATTATCTTCAATAGATCGGACCAAATAATTGCCCTAGCTTGTTGTTGAGTTATGGTAATATAGAGTAAGTTAACTTCTGATTCTTTAATAGCTGTATCAATCATATCCGCAGCTATGCCAACAGTTTTACCTGCTCTACGAGAACATACAGTAGTTCTAAATCTTGAACCCTTACCA